CCGGGGGACAAGCAGGATGCCGAAGAGGCAAAGCCCGCACCGGAACCTCCCGAACCCCCCGGGGCAGAGGCTGTGACCGGCTGGGAGGGAGACCTTCCTTACCGGTTCATCGACGTGAGCCGGTGGCAGGGAATCATCAAAATGGAGGGTTGGGCGCAGGTAAAAGCGGCAGGCTATAAAGGCGCGATGCTGCGGGCCGTAGGGAACCGCAACGGTGTCCCCTACATCGACCCCACCTTCGAGGACAACTATACCAATGCAAAAGCGGCAGGGCTGGATATTGGCGTCTACTACTACACCGACGCCATCACTGAGAAGCTGGCTGACGAAGAGCTGGCTGCACTGCGGCAGGCGCTGCGGGGCAAGGAACTGACCATGCCGGTGGCGGTGGACATGGAAAATGAAACGCTTGCCGTGCTGAAGCCGAACGACCTTACCAACCTCGCGGCCTACCACCTCGAGCAGATCGAGAAGATGGGGTTCTTCGCCCAGCTCTACACCTACACGAGCTATGCCAACGTCCATCTGGACATGGCAAGGCTGGCCGGGCGGTGGGACATCTGGCTGGCGGACTACACGGGCAAGACCCCGAAGGTGCAGTTCAAGTACAGCGCTCACCAGCACAGCAGTGAGGGCCGCGTGCCGGGCATCAACGGGCCGGTGGACCTCGACGTCACGACGGTGAACTACCCGAAGATCATCAAGGCAAAGGGGCTGACCCGGCTCCGGGAGGCATAATGGAGCTGTATGAGTCGTTGAAAGTCGTCGGTGCAGCGATGATCGGCCTCTTCGGGTTTGTGGCATCGCTGGACAAGATGGTTGATCTCTGGAAAAAGTACAAGGGTCTGGCCGAGGCTCCCGACAAGGCCCAGAACGAGGAGATAAAAAACCTGAAGGATGACGTGGAGCTGCTGAAGGCCAGGATGATGAGCGTGCAGGATGCACTGGGCAGGGATATGCGGCGATTCAATAATCTCGATGACCTTGTCCTGCTGATCCTGGACGGCGTGCAGAACCTGTTAGAAGCACAGCTCTCGGGAAACAACCACGATGGCATGGAAGCGTGTCATCAGAACATTCTTAAGTACCTCATGAAAGGAGCGACCAAACATGGAGACAGCAGTGAGTAAACTTCTGAGCATCCTGCCCACCCCGGTGGCGGCAGTGCTGATGCTGGGCGGCGTCATCTTCTACGTCTTGGGCTGCGTCAGGTTGGGCTACGGTGCCGCCGTAAGGCCTCTCGTCCTCGACTTAATAGTCCGGGCCGAGCAGGAAATTCAGGGCACAAAGCGTGGCGCAGAGCGAAAGGCCTGGGTGACGAAGGTGCTGAGAGCGGCCCTGAATAACAGCAAGTATGGCAGATTCATCTCGTGGATCATTACCGATGAGACCATCGGGCGGGTGATCCAGTTTTTCTTTGACCAGATGCGAAAGGCACTGGAAAACTGAAAATAACCGCTTATGAACCAAAGGAGGACACTATGAACCCTTATTACGGTGCATATCCTCCGCAGGGCCTTCCTCAAGGAGTGAACGGTCTGGGAGGATGGCAAAACAGTCAGCCCATGGGGTACCCCGGGCTGGGAAATCAAAATGGATACCAGCAGGCTTCTGTCCCGGCACTGCCCGGGCGGGTCATCCGTGATATTGCGGAAGTCCGTCCCAACGAGGTGCCGAACAACGGAAGCCCGGCCATCTTTCTGAAGGATGACATGAGCTGTATCTATGTGAAATACCTCTCGAACGTAGGAAAAATCGAAACGATGGTCTTTGCCCCGACGACGCCGGAAACCGAAGCCGCTCCTGCAAACGCGGAGCTGGAGGATATTCGGCAGAAGCTGGACGAGCTCCTCAAACGGACGCCAAAACGCACAAAACCTTATCACAAGCCGTACCGAGGAGATAAGAAGGGAGAAGACCATGAACCAGAACCGAAATAATCCCATTGCCGGAATGCTGGGCCAGCTGCTCCGGCAGAACCCTCAGATGCAGTCGAACCCGCTGGCTCAGAACATGATCTCCGTCATTCAAAATGGAGACGATGCGAAGGGCGAACAGATCGCACGGAACCTCTGCGAGAGCTACGGCGTGACCCCGGAAGAGGCCTACGCAAGGGCGATGCAGTTTTTCCAGAGACGTTGAACTGAAAAGGACGTTAAACATATCTCTTTGATGTGAATTGGGCTTTTGCTCAGGATACGCGCGGCCTGAAAGAAGGTCCAGTGAACATATCCGAACATCCATTCACTGATATTTCCGAAGGAGGAAATGATATGTTTAACACTGGTATGAACATTCCGAGTCTTGCTGACATCGCTGCTGTGACAGGGAACCGGAACGGAAATGGCTGGGGCGACTGCGGAGGCGCATGGTGGATCATCGTCATCCTCTTTGCACTGTGGGGTGGCTTTGGCTGCGATGGTAACGGCTATGGCGGTTTCGGCGGCCGGGGCAATGGTACCCGTACTGCCAGCCAGGCAGATGTCCAGCGTGGTTTCGACAACCAGGGCGTGATGAACAAGCTGAATGGCCTCGAGAATGGCCTGTGCGACGGTTTCTACGCCGTGAACACCAGCCTGCTGAACGGCTTCAACAACACCAACACCGCGATGCTTCAGGGCTTTAACGGCGTGAACACCGCCCTCATGCAGGGCAATTTCGGTATTCAGCAGGCCATCAACGCCGACACCGTGGCCAACATGCAGAACACCAACGCTCTGCAGGCCCAGCTGTCGAATTGCTGCTGCGAGAACCGTCAGGGTCAGGCACAGATCCAGTACGATATGGCCACCAACACCTGTGCCATCACGACCGCCATCGCCAACCAGACCCAGCAGATCATGCAGAACGACAACGCCAACTACCGGGCCCTGCATGACGAGATGGTGGCAAACCGGATGGCAGACAAGGACGAGACTATCGCCCAGCTCCGTACTCAGCTCAGCCAGATGTCCCTGGCGGCCAGCCAGCAGGCACAGAACAACTATCTGGTGAGCCAGCTCCGGCCCGCACCCAACCCGGCATACATCGTGCAGAACCCCAATGCTGCTGTTGGCTGCAATGGCCTGATCGGCTGCTGCAACATGGCAAGCTAAATTCAAAATGGAGGGCGCTGGGCAAGGAGCCTGGCGCTCTTTCTTTTTGATATTCAGAAGGAGGAACGAACATGATCGAGATTTCCAATTCGACCGCCCAGACTCTGACCCCGGGGCAGGCTATTGCGTTTGACGTGACCAACCTGAAGACGCGCTGCACTGCTGAGTGCCACAAGACCGGCATGACGGATGTGCGGCTGCGGCTGAACGGGATCTATGAGATCGTCTTTTCGGGCAACATTGGTGGCGTGGCAGCAGGTGCCGTGCAGCTTAGCATTTCCGCAGGGAATGCAGTGCTCCCGGGCTCTACCATGATCTCCACCACCGCTGCGGCCGGTGACCTGAACAACGTGGCCAAGACCATGCTGGTAGGCAACGGCTGCGGAATGTATGATATTATCCGTATCGTGAACACCGGCACTGCCAACCTGACCGTGGGGCCTGGTGCAAATCTTGTGGTCAGACGAATCGCATAAGGAGGGCTGAAACATGGAGGATCGTTGCATGATGAGCTTGCGCTCGATGATGGACACTCTGGTGGATGCCCAGAAAGTCGAGCTGGCGAAGGGCGTGGACTCTGCAGACACTGAAGAGTCCGGGAAAGTGATCGACATGATCAAAGACCTGGCTCAGGCCCAGAAGTATTGCTGGGAAGCCTGCTACTACAAGACCCTGATCAAGGCCATGGAGGATGCGGACTACCAGCGGATGGGGTACACCCAGACGCCCAAACAGCAGGCCTTTATGAAGGACTGGCTGCGGGACCCGGAGGAGTTCGAGAACCGGATGCAGGACAAGGACCACGGCGAATGGCCTTTGAGCCGCAGAGGGGAGTTCCGGCATGAGGAAGGCCAGTACGGTCGGCCTTACGGGGAGTATCTGGAAGCTCGGAAGCACTACACGGAAAGCCACTCTGCCATGGACAAGGCGGATATGGACAAGTACGCTGGGGAGCATCTGATGAGCGCCATGACCGCTATCCGTACCATCTACGGCGATGCCGACCCTGAGCTGCGGAAGAAGATCAAGGCGGACTTCTCCAAGCTCGTGGCTGACATGCCGACGTAATTTCAAAATGGCTCGATTTATGATGAACGGGATATTCTGGCGAGTGCTGTACACAGACCAGGATGATCCTGTACTCATAGACCGCACCGGCAGAAGGACTCTTGCCGTGACAGATCCCAGAACGCATTGCATCTGGCTTGCTAAGGGACTACACGGCAGGAGTCTGGAGCGGGTGCTGTTGCACGAGCTGGGACATGCTACCCTGGTAAGCTACGGGATGCTGCCAGAGCTGCACCGCATGGTGAGACCAGCCTATTGGACTGAAGCTGAAGAGTGGATCTGCAACCTGCTAGCAGACTATGGCGCAATGATATTTTGGAAAGCGTCTGACCAACTCGGCTATGATATTTTGGAATGGCAACCGCCCTATGCAAGGGATGGCATAGCATGAAAAAAGGCCCTGGAGATACACTGCGCTGGTTGCGGCGCGGAATTTTCAGGGCCTTTTATTTTTTTTTTTTTTGCGTGGGGAGATGTGGATGACGGCGGAAGGGTGCTGGTTATTCGTAGAGTAATCCTATATTTTGGGGAGAAAATGACGATGATACGATGGGGTAAAAGACTGCTGGAAGAATTTACACACAGCGCTGTATCAAATAATTTTTGATGATACTCTGGTTTTGAATGTGGTTAGATGCGGTTTGAAGTGCTTAGATGTACACAACTCGTATATTATTCCTGCATTATTCCTGCACCAAAAACCTACATGATGAATTTCTCGTACTCCCACATTCGGATTCATTTGATTACTTGATCTTCTCGATTTCAGTTCGAAGCCAGTCCATATCGGGCTTGATGTAGTATTTCTCTGTGATGTCATCAATGTAATGGCCAAGTATTTTTTTCAAGGCATACTGATCGACCTCAGACTTCTTGGCCATGGTTGCGAACTGGACACGGCCATCATGTGGGCGATGATTTTTATTTAGCCCAAGAGCGTCGCGGGCTTCATTGAATCGAGCATAATAGCGGTCGTAGGTATAAGGCTTCCCGGGCTGGGTGTCGGACGGAAACATATATTTGCATCCGGACGAAACTGCTTCATTATAGTATCGCTCTATGAAATGAAAAATTTTCGAGTGGATCGGAACGACTCGGTTTTTACCGGAAATCGTTTTGGAGCCTCCATGAAATGTTTTATTATCCAGGTCGATGTCTGTAACTCGCATACTTAGCAGTTCATTAGGCCGCCATCCGGAGTAGAACTGTATCAGCGTGATGTCTAGATATGGATATTTCTCCAACGACTTCCAAATGAGAGCGACCTCTGCATCTGTATAAGGGATGTGACTTTTATCAACACGAGAGGTCTCTTCCTGGTCGATTCTGGAAAGCGAGAATGCTCGGGCATAGTTCTGATTGACCAGCTCATTTTGAACTGCGTAGTCATACATGAGATTGAGCAGACTCTTTATCCGGCCTTTCGCAGAGCGGGGAAGTTCGATTTCATCTCCGCTCTTGTATGTTGTGGCTTCATCAATGGCAAGCTTTAACTGAGGCACCCGCATCTGCTGAAGTTTTAGGTTGTGGATCTTGCGAAGGTACCTCCAGCAGCATTCGGTTTTCTCAACCATCTTATCGCCGACATGAGTTTTATAGTCGGCAAGCCACATCTGATAAAGCTTATCCATTGTGATGTCGCTGTCAAGACTATATGGATTTTTGTTGTATTCCACAAGCGCAAGATAGGCTTCATTGTAGGTTTCAAAATAAGACTGCGGCTGAAGCGGCTTGCAGATAGGACGGCCCTCCGAAGTCTTGTCTACGGTGACAAGGACTCTGAAGGGCTTTCTTAGATTACGCCCCTTTATCTCAGAAATCTGTCCAAATCCATTGGGCAGTCTACGGCGTTTATTTGCTTTTCTAGGATAGACCCGCGCATCTTTTTTCAAGGGGAACCCACAGTGTGGACAGACGAGCGCTTTGCTTGATATTTGCAATTCACACTCTGGACAGGTGGTCAACATAAGAAAAATACCTCCTTTTTGGCTCTGAATTCTATTCTAGATTAAACGATTCTATGTCATTTGTCAACTCTCCTATGTGAAGAAAAATAAAAACAGTACGCACTGCCCCGTTCTTTCCCTAAAATATGCTAATAGGACGTGATACGCTGTCCTTAGATATTTTTGAAGGGAGAACACAGTATGAATGAATTGATATTTCCGACCGGGTCAGTGCCTGTCTCCATCGCTGCCAGGGTATACGGAAGGGACCCCTCATGGGTGAGGGCGGGAATCATTGCGGGGTGGCTGCCCATTGGAAAAGCTACCCGAAACGGAAAACTTGTGACCGATGTGAAAGAGATGAACGCTAAACTCGGGCGTATCAACTTTTATATTTCGCCCAAGGCACTCTATGAGCAAACTGGATTTTTGTGGAGGGGTAAGCATGGCACACGTTGAACTTTCTGAGCGGAATCCCTACTATATCTCAAAGCATCGCTACTACGAGCTCAAGCACTTCTGCCTCCAATATCCCGAGTGGGAAGAAGCAATGGCACTCCTGAACGGATGGAAGTCGAGGCCGGAAGAACTGCAGACCATCACGATGAGAGGAAGCCGCGTCTCGAATCCGACGGAGCAGGTGGGCATTGCGCGGGCCTTCTTTGCGAAGCGTATTGACCTCGTGAAGCACTGTCTCGATGAGGTAGAGCCGGCCGTAGCGCCCTTCGTTCTAAAAGGGGCTACAGAATGCGTACCTTATGATATTCTGCGCATTCAGGGCTGCCCCTGCTGCCGCGAAAGCTACTACGAGCAGTATCGGAAGTTCTTCTGGGTATTGAGTATCGAACGCGGGTAACGCGAAAATTTCAGGCTCCTTTATGGAGGTGATTTACATGAGTAATGATATGGATCGTGTATGGCAAGCAATGATAGAGGCTGCTTTGGAAGTGCAAAATGCTGTTATGAAATACTTAATGCGAAGGGCAGCAGCAGAGGCAGTCAAAATTCCTGAAGAATGCTACGACGAACAGATAACAAAGAAAGCTCATGATGTGACTGATAATTAAATTGAAAGAGCCGTGGAGAAATCTGCGGCTCTTTCTTTTTTGTGCAGGCGCGAAAAAATCATGATATATTATGGAGAAGATAGCTCAGCATGGTAGAGCGCCGCTTAACTGCGGAGGTCATGGGTCCAAATCCCATTCTTTTCTTTTTTTCCTATTCTAAGTTAGACGCGAAAAACTCTGCTTCTTTTATGGAAGAAGATGTCTTCCGAAGAACGAAAGGAGATTTTTACGATGCATTACAAGAGAGTAAAGGCTACTTACGACAGAGGTTATGTGAACGCAATGGACAAGATCCGTGTGTTTATCGAGAGCAACCAGAAAGTTATGTACATTGGTACAGGCGAGTATGCGAATGCCTCGACAGCACAGGTATCTTACACGAACGCGATAAACTTGATCCGGGCAAGTGGCCTGGTGCGAGCGGCTTGTAACAGAGGAGAATTATTTTTGATTCGCAACGACATCTGAGCCGTAAAGGGCTGTGGAGAAATCTACAGCTCTTTATTTTTCATCACGCACTGGACCGCCCGCAATGATATTTTGATAAAGGAGAAACGTATGGACACCTATTTCGTCTATCTTATTTTCGCAATGGTAATCGGCTTTGCACTCGGCATGATGTTCTGCCGTCACATAGGAGATGTCAATCATTCGGTCGGGGAGCTTATCATCGGTGAACCGGACGATCCCGACTGGCCGTATCTCTCGCTGAGTCTCGACGAGGAGGTGACAGATTTCGAGGGCGAGGAGTACGTTGTTCTGCGGGTAAATAAACTTGATCTCGCGCGAAAAAATCAGGGTGCTTAATGGAGAAAACTCCGAATTTACTTTGTAAAGGAGAATCAAAATGGAAAACTACGAAAACAAAGAATTGCTGAAAGACGCGGCGAAAAAATCGCTGGAAAGTCTCAAAGACATGAAGCCGGGTACGGACGAGTACGACAAAGCAGCAAACATGGCGTTGAAGCTGTACGACATGCAGCTCAAGGATGAGGCGCAGGAAACCGAAAAGCAGCTGAAAGAGGACGAGTTCGTGCGGAAGGAACACGAAATCGAACTCGATCAGGCGAAAACGGCGAAATCGCGCAAGCTTGAGTGGGCAAAGATCGGCATGAAAGCTGTGGGCGGCGTGTTTACGGTTGGCTTGACTGTATACTGGTCGATCTGCGAGGCTGGCGGTGTGACGCAGCTGTCGAGAGCAATCGGTGAAGGAGTCCGTGAGATGAGAAAAGGCTTTATAGAAAAAGAGTAAAGGAGGAACCGAGGAGGGTCTGTGATGAAAATTGCAGACTCTCTTTATTTTTTTATGAGGTATCACAACGATGTTCCAAAGGAATGGACGAACTACTACGGAAGTGTATACCGATGCAACCATCCGGTCTATCGTGTGAGCACTTTATATTTTGAGCATGGGAAGGGGCTCTGCGTCATCCAGCAACGGTTTAATGAAAAAAGTAAAACTACATATTGGGGGCCGATAGACCCGTGGCTAGCAGATAAGATATACCTCCATGAAGGATTCAAGGAGTATTTTGACCACCATGCCAAGAGAAGAAATCAAAATGGCGAGTATCCAACGGTCACGGTCCGGCAGATCATGTGGGCGCTGCGGATGAAGCCTTTGCGCAAAGAACGCTGGGAGACCGTGTTTGACCGAAGCTTGATTTGAGAAAGGACGGTTTGTATGTGCAAGTATTGTGATGCAGGTGCCATGCTCAGAAGCAGCGGCGTGGAGCTTCCGGGAGGACTGAAAGCTGCGATGGCACTTTGGATAACATGGAGGAAAGAGGGAACTCCTATTATTCGGGCTAAAATTGACTATGGCACCAAGGATAAAAATTTTAGGGGTTGTGCTGCCAGCCGTATTCCTGCTTGCAGCGTGGAGATCAAATACTGTCCGTTCTGCGGAAAAAAATTATTAAAAGACCCTATTTTTCCGCAAATGGCAGAAGAAAGTGCAATAGAAATCGCAAAAGACCCCGAACATGGCCCAGCAATCTTATACTGGTTCAAATCGGAATCCGGGTATTGGGCGGTAGACAACAGAAACCATAGTGCATTTTCGATGTGCTTTTTGTCAAAAGAAGAGTGCCTCGCATATCTCGCTGCGAACGCCTGACGCGAAAAATTCTCCTTATATTATGGGATAAAGCCCGAAACAAAGGAGAACATATGATGAACGAATCTATTGGCAAGAAAATTTGGAACTATACGATTTCGGTCGGGCAGGTCATTACGACATTCCTGATCGGGTGCGCTGTGGCACTCGTGATGTGGCTGTTCGTACAGATTTTCCGGCCGTCGAAAGACTGATATTTTACGATAGACCGGCAAACGACAAGAAACTGGCTTTATCCGAAGAGAGCTTATGGAAACATGGGCTCTTTCTTTTATATTTTTGGAGGTGCTTTATGAAATACTTTACGAACAACGAGATGAAGGAAATTGCTGTCAAATTTATGAAAGAGCGTGTGTTGTATTATAAGTGGAACACCATGCTCTCTCTGCATGAAAAGTTTAAAAGCAAGAGCAAAAAGCCCTACGAGCCGTTCGAGAAATGCTTGTCGGATTGGCTTCGGGCACGAGAGGAGTTTATGAAAGCAATTAACCATCAGTAAGTGCCACAGTAGTTTCAACGCGAAAATTTCAGTTTGCTTTATGGAGGTAAGAGGGCTTACATTGAAAGGAGAAAACCTATGATGAAAGCTATTAAGAACTTTATGAACGACTGGTTTAAGACACTGGGTTATGCATGTACGTGTACTGCCGTTATTTACGGAAGCATGTATGCATGGAATAAGTGGAAGGAAAAACGAGCACTCAAGAAGATGAAAGAGAGCAATCTGGAGGATAATATCTGATAGATACACGCCCTCTTATCTTTTTTTCATTTTATTTTTGGAGGTTGAACAATGGAGGACATTATGATCATCCGCTCGGGCTTTATGCGCCGTATCATCTCGCAGATCATCAACAAGGCGCTGAAAAAGCAGATGCCTGGCATTGAGGTGGAGCTGAAGGACATTCAGGCAAACTGGCTGGACAAGGAACAGAAGGTACATGTCCATCTGGAATTGGACGCCGACGTAACGAAGGCTCAGCTCAACACCATTTTGAAGAATGCCGGGGTGCTGTGACGCGAAATTTTCAGTGCGCTTTATGAGATGGTTAGTCTCAGAATTATATTTTGGAGGTTGAACAATTATGAAGAAAGCATTGAAAATTGGTATTATGGGAATAATTGGATTTATGCTGTTTGTATATGGAGGACTGAACGGATACTGCATGGCATGGAGTAGACTCTATGATAGAGGAAACTACATTGGTGCAGACGGACTTTCTTATATTACAAGGCATACTTTCAAACCCGTATTTGCCAAGTACGTGGACTTCTTTATAGCAAGTTATGCCAAATTGAAGAACTGACTATGAGAGCTTACGAGAAATCGTAGGCTCTTTTATTTTTCAAAATGGAGGTTGATAGAAATGACTGTGGCCGAACGAGAAGAAAAACGGCGACTTACAAAAATTAAGGAATTAACGTATTTCACAGAGGCTCGAAATCACTTCTTTGATCGTCTGCGTTCCTACACGGGGAAGCAATCGATACTGTGTTCGGAGAACCCCGGATGGGATACGATTCGCAAGTGCGTGATGTGGACGTATGGTGAGTGCCTTGTGACCCATATGCCCGATGATAAAAAGGAAGAGGCCAATAAATTTGCAATTCAACTGATTGATCAGATGTACGACAAACTCGAAGAACAGGAGGTTGAACAATGAAATTGACGAAAACATGCGCGAAATTCCTGCGCAAGCACGGCGGAACCATCCTGGCAGTGGCGGCATCCGTAGGTGTTGGGCTGACTGCTTATGAGACCCACAAGGCGGCTGTGAAGGCGACCACGCTCGTGGTCATGAACAAGGATGAGCCTATGACGAAGAAAGAGGTCGTGCAGGAGTGCTGGAAGTTTTATATTCCTGCGGCGGTCCTTGGCGGCGGCACCATCGCCTGCATCCTTGGCTCCAACACGCTGAACAAAAAGCAGATCGCAAGCCTGAGCGCGGCTTACATGGCGCTGGGCAAGAGCTACCAGCAGTACCGCAGGCAGGTGGCAGAGCGCATTGGTGCGGAGGAAGAGGAAAAGCTGCGGATGGAGGCTGCAAAGGAGACGAAAGCCGAAGATGTCCAGCGAGACAAGGACGGCGATGTCATCCGGCTGTTCTATGAGCCCGCCTCAAAAAGATATTTTCATGCCACGATGTCCCGGGTCATTGAGGCATCTTATTACTTTAACCGGGAGCTGGCCACGAACGGCTGCATCTCGGTAAACGAGTGGTGCAATTATCTCTGCGCCGACGAACTGACCATAACACCCGAAGGCGACCAGATGGGGTGGTGCCTTGACCAGCTGATCTATGACTTGGACGCCTACTGGATGGATTTTGAGTACGACAAGCAGATGACCGACGACGGGTTGGAGTGCTATTATCTGGCACCGGCGCTTGACCCGGTAGAAAACTATCTTGATTATACGGAGGATACCTATCATGCATAAAATCAACTGGTGGAAAGTGGCAAGCATCGCACTGCTGGCAGGAAGCGCACTGCTGGGCTTTGGGCATGACCTGATCGAGGACCAGAATAGCGAGGACGAACTGCGCGACATGGTGCAGGAAGAAGTGCAGCGTCAGCTGGCTGAAAAGAACAGCACGAACTGACGCGAAAAATTCAGTCTGCTTTATGGAAGAAGATCCAAACTGAACAAATAAAGGAGATTTGAATTATGTATAATCGCAACTATTACGCTCAGGTGGATGATGCTATGATGAAGTTATGGAAGGACTTCGGCAGGAGACTGCTGCGCGTGCTGGATGGCACGATGCGGTATGTGCTGACCCTGCCGATTCGGCTGTACGAATACATCTACGACACCATCTCCGGAGAACTGGAAAGTCAGCGTGGAAGCAGGATTCGGTTTCAGAACTTGAAACGGGATGGACACATCTGAAAAAGGCGGGAGCTGTAGAGAAATCTACGGCTCTTTCTTTTTATAAACCCATTGATATTTTTGGAGGTACGAACATGAACTTGAAAGCACTGACCAAAACAGCGAGGAAGACCCTCAGCCGGAACAGCTCGAAGATCTTACTGGGCTTAGGCATCGCAGGCGCGTTTACGGCGGTCGGCTTTGCCATCTCGGCAACGCCCAAGGCCATGATCCTTCTGGAGGAAAAAAAGCAGGAGCTGGGAGTCGAGAAGCTGGACGCCAAGACCATCATCAAGACGGCAGCGCCGGTGTACATCCCCACAGCCATCTCTATGGGCATCTCGACCGGCTGCATCATCGCAGCGAGCAGCGTCAACGACCGGAGAAACGCTGCGCTGGCGGCAGCTTACACCATGTCGGAGACGGCTCTGCGGAGCTTTCAGGACAAGGTCGTCGAGACGGTCGGGCCGGAGAAGGCGAAGGAGATCAAGGAAGCTGTCGCGCTGGACAATATGGCGAAATGCCCGGAGCCGAAGAATCCTCCTGTGGCAACGCCCCAGAAGCCCGGCGTCGGCAACGACTTTTATAACGAACCGGTCAAATGCTGGGAGAGCCTTTCCGGGACATACTTTTTCACGTCCAGAAACATGCTGGAAAAAGCCGTCAACGGCGTGAACAAGCAGCTGCTCAGCGATTTCCGGGTCACCGAAAACGACCTGTTCGACTATCTGGGCATCGACCACAACAGGAACGGCGACCTTCTGGGCTGGGACACGGAAACGACTCTGGAAATCAGCACCTTCTATACATCGAAACTGGATGAGGATGGAACGCCCTGTCTTGTGCTGGATTACAGCACTCCTCCCAAGTGGCTGGGGTATTGATATTTTGAGACCCCGGCGCGAAAAATTCAGCTTGCTTTATGGAGGTAATACTCCGACATTATAAACTTATTTATAAGAAAGAGGTAACAAAAATGGACGAAATGAACAACGTGACTATGGAGAACGAGACTTCTATGATGGAGAACGCTCCTGTTGAGAACTTGGTTCCCGTTGAGGCGGAGAACTATACTTCGGACTGCGACTGTGAGAGCAATGCAAACCTCGATCTTGGCAAGATCGTCAAGATCGGCGTTGGTGCTGCGCTGCTCATCGGCGCTGGTGTGAAGTATGGCATCCCTGCTGCAAAGAAGGGTTTCAAGCACATCAAGGAGAAGATGGCCAGCAAGAAGGCGAAGAAGGACGAGGTCATCGACGTGGAGTCGACGGATGTGACTTCTGACGAGGAAACTTGTGAAGAGGAGAACTAATGTCAGATAAAGCGAGAGCTGTAGAGAAATCTGCAGCTCTTACTTTTTTATTTTGAAAAGGAGAAGCATAATGGCACAGGTGGATATGCCCAAGAATGATTTCAATACGGCCCAGGGCGAACCCAAGAAGAAGTTCGACAAGGTCGTAAGGGGAAAGGTCACGCTCAAGGAGCAGAACGACATCCAGAAGATCGCCAATGATTTTCTTGCAGAGGACCTCAAGACCGTCAAAGACCGCATCATCGCGGAGTATCTAATCCCGATGCTGAAGAACGGGCTTTGCAGCATCTTTAATTCCGCCATCAACATCGCTCTCTGGGGCGATGACCGCAGCCGCAGCTCGTCTACGAATTACAGCATCTCCAGCCGGCAGCGTAACAGCTACGATCGCTACTATCAAGACGGGCAGAGCAGCCGCCCTGGAACATCCGGACGCCCGGCAAGAACGCTTCAGAATCTGGATTTCGAAGTGCGCTACGACGCAGACGGCACACTGAACGAGATGTACGATGCCCTGCGCAAGTACAAGCAGGTGTCTGTAGGCGACCTGTGGGACATGATGGGTGTCTCGAACGAGTCCACCGACTACAATTACGGCTGGTACAACCTCGATGGAGCGTACATCAAGGGCATCCCGGGCGGGTACCGCCTTGTTCTGCCCCGTCCGATTCCCCTCAGCTGAGATAGAAAGGATTGATATTTTATGAAAATTCTGAACAGCATCAAGAAAGATGAAATCGTCAACGCTGTGATTCGCACGGCGTCCAAGTACGGCTACAGGCTCAAGAAGGCCAGCCCGACCATTATGATCATCAGTGCGGCAGTCTGCGGTGTTACGGCTACTGTTATGGCCTGCAAGGCGACCATCAAGGCACAGGACATCATCGAAGAGCATAAGGCCGACGTCGCAACGATCCATAAGGCAAAGGAGCAGATCGAGAACGGCCAGATCATCCTGAACAAGGATGAGACATATACCGAAGAGGATGTCAAGAAGGACATCACGGCCGTCTACATCCAGACCGGCGTGAAGCTCGCCAAGGCATATGCTCCCGCTGTGAGTCTCGGCGCGATCGCACTCGGCTGCATGTTCGGCTCTCACACTATCATGAGCAAGCGGAATGCAACCCTCACGGCTGCCTACATCGCTCTGGACAAGACCTTCAACGAGTACAAGTCCCGCGTTACCGAGCGCTTCGGCGACCGTATCCAGCATGAGCTCGAGCACAATATCAAAGCAGTTGAAGTCGAGTCCACTGCGAAGAAGGATGATGGCACCGAGGAGGTCATCAAAGAGTACAAAGACATTGCCTCCAAGCATGAGAGCCCTTACAGTCTCCTGTTCGACGAGAGCGTCGATACATGGCAGCCCGATGCAGACCTGAACCGAAACTACCTGCTCATGGTCGAGAGCGCTGCCAACAAGCGGCTCAAGACGCAGGGGCATCTTTTCCTGAACGAAGTGCTTTCCATGATCGGCACCTATGGCGGCGTCACTATGCGGAGACCCGAAGGTCAGCTCGTGGGTTGGCTTTACGACCCGAACGACCCGACAAAGCAGAACTGCGTTGACTTTCATGTCACCAACTATGCTCTCGGAAAAGAACAGCTCAACAACTTCATCGATGGCTGGGAGCGTTCTGTCATGATCGTGTTCAACTGCGACGGAGTCATCATAGACAAGATCTGAGATTGATATTTCGGAGGGATAGCTATGACCAGAATTGTAAAGAGACTCTCTTATGTGTTCGCAGTCATGGCCGGGGTGTGCTTTGCTTCCGGTCTGGCTGTTCTCGCGGAGTGAAAGGGACGTTGCTATGGACAGTTTGGAAAACGTATTCCTGTTTCTGGACTATCTGACCGACACGAAACGTAAGCGGCATGTCGTGGGAGGCGTTCTTATGAGCGTCTCCCTTTTCTTTGGCGGACTGGCGTTTACCTTTATGAGCATAAAAGGAGAAGACAATGAACAGAACGATTCGTGATATTTTGTTCTTCGGAGCGGGCGTCAGCACCGGCGTGTGTATCATGCATACCCTGTTCCAGAAGAAGTATCGGGATTACTATGACGAGCGGTATGAGACTGATCGCCGCCATCTCCAGGAGAGGGAAGCCGATATGGAAAAGGAAATCGAAGAGAAAGCCACCCAGAAGAGCTTCGAGCAGCTGGCCGGGAAGTATCGGACGGAGTCTGACCCGGAGGTGAACGAGGACCACGAGTCGATCGAGATCATTCAGCCGGACGATTTCGGCGGGGATGATGAATACGAGACCTGTTTCCTCTCGTACTACAGCGACGGAAAGCTCGTCATCGACGGCGAGGACACTCCCCTTGACGAGGACTCTGTCGCGGATATGATCGGCACGGAGGCGCTGAAGAACTTCGGGGTGTATATGCCGAGCACAGTACATGTCCGGAACCACAAGTATATGAAGGACTACGAGATCCTTCAGGTCCGGCAGAACTTCTGCGACGTATATCAGAATGAGGAGGACTAATGATATTTTCGAGTCTGGCGGAGCAGTATTATGACTGGCTCTACAAAAGTGTGTGCGGTGAATGGGAGCCCCGGAACCTCTCATTTCACCGGCTCCTGATGTTTCTTTATAACAGAAACTATGTTCCGGCCTGTGAGATGGATATTTCCAGAGCAGCAGACGGCACGAATCTCCGGTATCGTTTCGCAACGGAGAATGATATTTCTTACGCAAGGATCGATTCGGCGTTTACGGGCATCCCGTGCAGCATGCTCGAGATGATGGTTGGGCTTTCCATCCGGATCGAGGAGCATATCCTGGAGGACTCTTCGGCCGGGAAGAGAACAGGGCAGTGGTTCTGGAACATGGTCGTCAGCCTCGGTCTGGCTGCTATGGATGACCAGCGCTTCGACGAAGAGCGGGCAGAATCCGTCATTGAGCGATTCAGCAGAAGAGACTATAAGCCGAATGGTGCCGGCGGGCTCTTCACGCTTTCCAGGCCCACCGAAGACATGCGCACTATTGATATTTGGTATCAGCTCATGGGCTGGCTGGCGGAAAATGAAGCCTGATATTTATGTATCGAAAATCTGCATCACGATGGAAGGAGTCATTGAACAATTTATCGATGATGAAAGAGTTTTGATGCGGATCACATCGTGCCGAAACACAGAACACATTGGTCGGCTGATATTTACCGACCTGAATTACTGGAGGAAAATGAACAATGGAAATGATGAATGTCATGTACGAACTGGCGACCACCAAGTCGGCTCTTGAGATTGCGGAGACGACCATCCGGAAGCAGCGCGGCAAGCTGCTGCAGAAGAATATCCTCATCGCGGGGCTTCTCTGGTTTGGCTTTACCGCCTGCAGGATGCTGGGCGAGGTCGATAAGAAGCTCCGGGACGCGGAGACTCACGTGCGCGAAACGGAGGCGGAGCTTGCGATGATGCATCACAACTACGACCTGCATGGCGAGGAGCAGAAAGACGCACCGGCTGCTCCCGAAAAAGATACCTGCTGTGACGGCTGCGCCACGATCACGAAAAAAGACGTATAAGCATCGCAGAAAGGAGGAAATCAAGTCATTATGATAGATTTCCTTATGATCGCAACGCGGACCGGAAAGCGCGGTGTGATCGAGATATATCCGAAATTCATCATTAAACGGTCGAAAGACCTTATGATCCGAGGCTCGGATTTCTATGCGATCTGGTTGGAAGAACGTGGATTGTGGAGCACGGACGAGCAGGATGCGCTGCAGCTCATCGACCGGGAGCTTGATATTTACGCAAATGAGCACAAAGAGCTGTTTGACGGCGGCTCTAGAGTGCTTCATATGTGGGATGCCGAGTCCGGAATGATCGACAACTGGCACAAATATTGCCAGAGGCAGATGCGAGACAATTATCATACGCTTGACGAGACATTGATATTTGCAAACACCCCTGTCAAAAAAGAGAGCTATGCATCCAAACGGCTGCCGTATCCACTGGAAGCAGGAAGTATCAGTGCCTATGAAGAACTCATGAGCACTTTATATTCTCCCGGAGAACGTGAGAAGATAGAATGGGCCATTGGCGCGATCGTCGATGGCGATTCGAAGAAGATTCAAAAGTTCCTCGTGCTCTACGGCCCGCCCGGAAGCGGTAAATCCACTATTCTGAACATCGTGCAGAAACTTTTCGAAGGATATTGGTCGGTTTTCGACTCTAAAGTGCTAGGCTCATCCTCGAACGCTTTCGCACTGGAGGCATTCAAGACGAACCCGCTTGTTGCAATCCAGCACGACGGCGATCTGTCGAGGATCGAAGACAACACAAGACTGAACTCGCTGGTCTCTCACGAGACGATGCTGGTGAACGAGAAGTTCAGGAGCCAGTATGCGAGTCAGTTCAAGTGCTTTATGTTCCTTGGCACGAACAAGCCGGTCCGGATCACAGATGCCAAGTCGGGCCTGATCCGAAGACTTATCGATGTCGAGCCGAGCGGCGAAAAGATTCCGGCCAAAAAGTATCGGGACCTTGTTAGTAAAGTTGACTTCGAGCTTGGTGGGATCGCCTGGCACTGCAAGGAGATCTACGAGGAAAACAAGCACCTCTACGACGAGTATGTTCCCACAAGGATGCTCGGAGCATCGAACGATTTCTACAACTTCATGTTGGATTCCTACTATGAGTTCAAGAGGTCGGATGGCGTATCGCTCAAGCGGGCCTGGGCAATGTACAACACCTACAATGAGGAGGCAAAGGTATCGTATCCGTACTCCCGGCGCGCTTTCCGTGAGGAGTTGATGAACTACTTTACGGATTACAAAGAGCGTTCAGAAGATATGAACGGGGAGAGAGTCCGCAGTTACTACAGCGGATTCCGAGCCGACAAGTTCAAGGAGTTTCTTGAGCAGCCGAAGGAGGAACGGCCGCCGGAAGAAGCGCATATTTCGTGGATCGAGTTCAAAGAGCAGCATTCTCTCTTCAATGATATTTGCAGGGACTGTCCGGCACAGTACGCGACTGAAGAAGGCACTCCTATGCAAAAATGGGAGAATGTCAGAAGTAAGTTGTCAGAGCTGGACACTTCGAGACTTCACTATGTGAAGGTTCCAGAGAATCACATTGTCATCGACTTTGATATTAAAGGACCTGATGGCAAGAAAAGCTTCGAGTTGAATCTGGAGGCTGCATCAAAGTGGCCGAAAACGTACGCGGAACTCAGTAAATCTGGTGCGGGCATCCACCTGCATTATATTTACAGCGGGGACGCAACGAAGCTCAGCAGAGTCTACGATGAAAACATCGAGATAAAGGTGTTCACTGGAAATTCTTCTCTTAGAAGAAAGTTATCGAAGTGCAATGATATTTCCGTAGCGTCTATCAGTAGTGGCTTGCCATTGAAGGGAGAAAAAATGGTTGACACGAAGCAGATCCAGAATGAGAAGCATCTTCGCATTCTGATTAAGAAAGCACTGGCCAAAGAGATCAGTCCCTACACAAAACCGAGTGTAGACTTCATCGCTCACATTATGGATGAGGCGTACGAGGGAAATGTCCCGTACGATGTCGATGACATGCGCAATTCGATTCTGGCTTTCGCTGCAAACAGCACGAATCAGGCTGAAGCATGTTTGAAAGCAGTATCGAAGATGCATTTCAAATCGAAGGAAGAGGTGAAAGACTCTCGGGCCGGCGAGAATGAGACCCCTATCGTATTCTTCGACTGTGAGGTGTTCCCGAACCTTTTCCTCGTGAACTGGAAGTTTGCCAAAAATGACCTCATTCACAGGATGATCAACCCCAGCCCGGAAGAAATTGAAGCCCTTACGAAATATCGGCTTATTGGCTTCAACAACCGGAAGTACGATAACCACATTCTCTGGGGGAGGATGATCGGCATGTCGAATGAGCAGCTCTATGCGCTTTCGAACCGCATCATCAACGAACATACCGGTTTCTTCGGCGAGGCGTACAATCTGTCCTACACTGATATTTACGACTTCTCGTCCAAAAAGCAGAGTCTGAAGAAGTTCGAGATCGAGCTGGGTATTCATCATCAGGAACTTGGCTTACCGTGGGACCAGCCGGTGCCGGAAAGCCTCTGGGATAAGGTCGCTGAGTATTGTGACAATGATGTCATTGCCACGGAAGCCGTCTTCTATTCCAAGAAGCGGCAGGCAGACTTCGTTGCTCGTGAGATTCTGGCAGACCTTGCCGGGATGACGGTCAATGACACGACCAACACGTTGACTACTCGCGTCATCTTTGGAAAAGAGAAGCACCCGAAGCTTGTCTATACTGACCTTGCAACGGGCGAACAGGACACTTTGACTGAGGTTGAGCCTGATATTCTGGTCGGGAAGAACATCATCAATGCTTTCCCGGGTTACGAGTGGGTCAAGGGCGAGGATGGTCGGATGCACAATATGTTCCGTGGCACGGATTTGGGCATGGGCGGCTATGTCTATGCAGAGCCGAACATGTACTATAATGTGGCGCTTCTGGACGTGGCGTCGCTGCACCCGCATTCCGCCGTTGCAATGAACTACTTTGGCGAATACACCAAGCATTTCAATGACCTGATGGAGGTTCGAATCCATGTTAAGCATGGCGAGTACGATAAGGCCAAGGAACTCTTTGGCGGAAAGCTGTCCAAGTATCTGGACGACCCTGCGCAGGCGAAAGCTTTGGCGCAGGCACTGAAAATCGCCATTAACTCTGTCTACGGCCTGACCAGCGCGACCTTCGACAATCCTTTCCGGAACCCCAAGAACGCCAACAACATTGTGGCGCTTCGAGGGGCTTTATTTATGCGTACTTTGCAGGATGAGGTACAGCAGCGTGGGTTCACGGTCGCCCACATCAAGACCGATTCCATCAAGATCCCCGGTGCAACGCCGGAGATTATTGACTTCTGCATGAAGTTTGCGGAGAAGTATGGATATACCTTTGAGCATGAGGCTACTTACGAGAAGATGTGCCTCGTGAACAATGCGGTTTATATCGCAAAGTACATGGATGCGACGGACTGCAAGGCGCAATATGGATACGTTCCTGAGGATAACGAGAAGGAAGGCGGTAAGTGGACGGCAACCGGAACCCAGTTCCAGATCCCGTATGTCTTTAAGACATTGTTTTCCAAAGACCCGATCCAGTTCGAGGACCTTTGCGAGACGAAGAGTGTCTCCAAAGGTGCCATCTACCTCGATAAAAATGAGGGACTGGCGGAAGGTGAGCACAATTATATTTTCGTTGGCCGCGTCGGTCAGTTCTGTCCCATCGTCAAAGGAGCTGGCGGCGCGCTGCTTCTGCGGGAATCGGGCGTTGACGATGCAGGCAATCGGAAATATGCATCTGTGACGGGCGCAAAAGATTACCGGTGGCTCGAAAGCGAGATGGTTTATCAGCTTCATATGGAGGAGTCCATTGACAAGGAATACTTCAATAAGGAAGTTGATGATGCCGTCAAGGAAATCGCCAAATATGGTGATTTTGAGTGGTTTGTTGCGGATGATTCGGGTGAACCGCCTTGGCAGAAGCCTGATATTCCGTGGGACGATGTGCAGGACGAAGCTGCACAGAATTTTAATGTAAGATAAGGAGATTGATATTTTATGGCAAACAAGCTGTATGATTCCAAAGGACAACTGATTGGCTATATCGCAACCGTCACCTTCGATAAGAATCTGTCCGACGGCCTGACGAGGGTGGTTCTTCATACTGGCCACGAACTCACATTTCGCCCGGGCGATCTGATCGCTGATCGGGGCGGTAATTGGCGTATTCGCTATGGAGGGCTCAATTCGGGTAAGAAGAGCACTTCTGCTACGAACACCGCTGCTATCAAGGATGCTATCTTTGCTCCTCCGGCCACGATCGTTTACTGGTCGGATGGTTCCAAGACCGTTGTGAAGTGCAGCGAGAAGGATGTTTTCGACCCGGAGAAGGGGCTGGCCATGGCAGTTGCAAAGCGTTGCGGCGGCAACAATGGCAGCTATTACAAGGAGATCCGGAATTGGGTAGAGAAGAGCGGGAAGAAGTATCCCGGGAAGCCCTATACGGAAAGCTCTTCTGTCGAGAATGATGCGCTCAAGAAGTACATCGCTCAGGCAAAGAAGAGCTACGAAGCAGCTTTGGAGGCGGCAGCAAAGGGCAATCCTGCGAATTTTCTGTCTACGATGGGCCAAGTGTCGGCCGCGCTTTCCATGCTGGAACTCGAAATCAACAAGTAAAAGGAGACTGATATTTATGTACACCAAGCGCCAGAAAGTCAATATTGACGACACCCGTTTCATCTTTACCACCAACTTCTCCGGCGACCCGAGCCGTGACCGCTTTGGCTCCAGCACTCGGCGTGTCAACGTGGTGATCCCGACTCAGGAACTGGCTGACCAGCTTTCCGCTATGGGCGTCAATGTCAAGCAGACTCACCCGAACCCTGAGCGCACCTACGATGAGCCCTATGTGCCCACCCTGTACGTGCCGGTCAATGTCAACATGGGTTCCAAGTGGCCGCCTCGGGTTTACTGGGTCACAACTGCTGGCAAGCGGCTGCTCTGCAATGCGGATACTGTTGGCCAGCTCGACTTCATCCGGGTCAAGAACGTCTGTGTGCAGGCAAACCTGGTGGAGAAGCGTAATTTCCCCGGTGAGTACAGCCTTTATGCGGATGTCATGTACGTCGAACAGGACGCCGATGCTGATCCGTATGCCGAGCGTTACGCTAAGTATGATATGCCCGCTGTCGAGCCCACCGAAGGGCCTGACCTGCCGTTCTAAGAAGGAGGAATGAAATGAAAAAGCTGTTTATTAGCTGCCCGATGAAAGACCGTACCGAAGCCCAGATCCGTGGGACCATGATGCAGATGCACAACATTGCCGAGGCTGTCTTCGGCGAAGAGCTGGAAGTTATCCAGACCTATATTCCTGATCCTCCGAGTGGCATGAACCAGGCACTCTGGTGTCTCGGCGAAAGCATTAAGATGCTGTCTGAGGCAGATTACTTCATCGGCGTGTACGATGAAGCGAAGGCATACCGTGGCTGTGCGATCGAGAACCAGGTCGCAAAGGCTTATGGCATTCCCAGTTACACCATCAACCTGAGTTACGTGGCCCATGACGTTGTCGAAGCACGGGCAAAAGAGGCTCGTAAGTATAGCTGCTTCGGCTACTGATCTATGATATTTCGAGTGCCGGGGTTGGTCTCTGGTTGAATGCACCAGTCCTATGAGTGCCCACGTCGCAAATGGCGTTCTCAGCAGGGGACAGCTCGATTGATATTTATGAATGATTTGGAGGTTTATGTCATGAAACGAATCAAAGTGCTCCGTATCAAAGCGCATTGCTATCCTGAAATCGTCCGGATTCCGCTCGGTCTGGACTCCTTGCAGAAGGAAGTTGGCGGACCTATTCAGGCGGTATATCCGTGGGATGATCCCGTGGCACTGATCTGCAATGAAGAAGGTAAACTGGATAGCGATGCCGTGGAGCATTATAACCGGGTTCTCGCAACTGAGATTGGTGTGCCTTACGACATCGTTGTAGGGACATTCCTGATCGTTGGGCTTACGGAAGACGATTTCGGATCACTGAGCCCGGAGCTTCTTGAGAAGTATGAGAAGCTGTTCCATGACCCGGAAGAATTTTCCGTTCGGACGGATGCGCATGGAAAGATGTGTCTGGATGTTCATCCTTGCAAACCGGAGGACGGCGCGAAATAATCAGCCTGCACGAAGAGCCGTAGAGAAATCTGTGGCTCTTTTCTTTTGGGATAGTAGCTTAGTCAGGTTCAAAGCAGCCAGCTCATAACTGGTTCATCGCGGGTTCAAATCCTGCCTGTCCCACCAGCGGAAAACACCTATATAAATACATAAAAGGAGGATGAAAAGATAATGGTCACCGTAACCGACAAAGTCTGCATCGCATGCGGCAAGGAATTGAAAAATGTCCCAGTAGCGACTGTCTTTTGCCCGGAATGCAGGAAAAAGCGCAGAAGAGAGCTTCTGGATGAGAAAATCGCGCATGAACGGGCCAAGCGTGCTTCTGAAAAAGCAGAGATGGATGCGCTCAAGCCGAAAGCAAAAAAGAAGTATGAAGGGCCTAGTCTTCAGGAAATCATGCATGAAGCAACGAAGGAGGGACTTCAGTATGTTGCGTATTGCAAAAAGCACGGACTCCACTAAAAAGAAAGAACTCTGGAAAGTTTTCCGTAAAAATCGGAAGGAACTCTTTGCTTATACTGTCCGAGGTGAAGGAGAAGACGAAGAAGAAGCAACGATTTCGCTTCTGGCGTATGAGAACCATTGCCGGAAAAAGACATACACGTGATGCTGGAAATGAGGTGATCAGGCTGATGGCAGGAGTTACGCTCTATGACTACCAGTTGGATGCAGTAGACCGAATGAAAATCGGATGCATCTTGTGTGGTGGCGTTGGGAGCGGAAAATCAAGGACGAGTTTGGCGTTTTACTACAGACTCTATGGCGGACAAATAAACACAAAAGAATATGCAAGGATGACAGAACCACCGGATCTTTATATCATCACCACGGCTCGAAAACGAGATACTGGCGAATGGGACGAGGAATTGGCTCATTTCTACATAGGGACGGACCCGAAACTTGATATTTACGAGCATACGGTCGTCGTAGACTCGTGGAACAATATTGGGAAGTACGTTGGCGTGAAGAATGCGTTCTTCATATTTGACGAACAGCGTGTTGTTGGACGTGGAAGCTGGGTCAAAGCGTTTCTGAAGATCACAAAGGAAAACGAATGGATCTTGCTTAGTGCCACCCCCGGAGACTGCTGGACGGATTATATTCCGGTCTTCGTTGCCAACGGATTCTTTAGGAATCGGACAGAATTCAACAACCAGCATGTAGTATATAGCCAATACTGCACGAAATATCCTAAAATTGAGCGGTATCTGAACACGCAGCGACTGGTACGGCTGCGGGAACGGATTCTGGTTGACATGGACTTTGAGCGGTCCACAGTATCCCATCATGAGAATATTTTCGTAGACTACGATAAGTCGAAGTATTTGCAAATTTGCAAGAACCGCTGGAATCCTTGGGAGGATAGGCCAATAGAGACTGCCAGCGAGTTTTGCTATATATTGAGGAAGCTTGTCAATTCCGATGAAAGCCGGCAGCAGGAAGTCCTTGATATTTGCATGACACGGCCAAGAGTGATTATATTCTACAATTTCGACTATGAGCTGGATATTCTTCTCGGGTTGAACTACGGCACAGGGGTTGAGGTTGCTCAGTGGAATGGCCATAAGCATCAGCCAATTCCTGATGGCGACAGGTGGATTTATCTCGTGCAGTACAACGCCGGGGCAGAGGGCTGGAACTGCATCAAGACGGACACCATTATATTCTACAGCCAGAACTACTCCTATAAGATTATGGAGCAGGCTGCAGGTCGAATCGACAGACTGAATACGCCATATAAGGATCTCCGGTATTACCACTTAAAGTCCCGAGCAGGAATCGACCTCGCTATTTCAAGGGCGCTGAACTCAAAGAAAGCGTTTAACGAAAGGAAATTTTATGGAGCATGATATTTATGATTCTTTGAGGCGTACTGCGACTACCTGTGAGCAACTTGCAGATGTCTTAAACGCGATCGCGGAATGCTGCGAGAAAGTGACGGCTTATTTTATGGACTTGTTTGAAGAAATCAAGAGTATGTTGAGTAGTCTTGTCAATTCCGATGAAAGCCGGCAGCAGGAAGTCCTTGATATTTGCATGACACGGCCAAGGCAGTCATTGAAGATGATTCTACAGAAGCTGCGTCCTGACTACAAAGACAAGTGCAAAATCCGGTGGCTGGATATTCCCAACAAGGTTATGCAGGGAAGAATCAGGAGGTTCTGCTAATGGGAAATATTTCACGAAAAAGCAAGAAGAAACTTATTCAGAAGATGAAGGCGACGTATCATGAGATTCAACTTATAAAAATCATGTATACCGAAGAAGCGTTGCCTCGCTACAAAGTTTCCACAAAATTGTATTACCGCAACGATGGACGAGATAATTACCCGCATATTGCAATGTTCTTTGGAAAAAAGAACCATCCGCGGGATATTGTTCAGGTTTACCAGCATCATGTGAATCTCATTAAGTAAGAAAGGATTGATGTTTTATGATTAAGGATTCTGGCGACCGCACCGAATTTGAAACCGGTGCCAAGCGCGACATGCACGCCGGGAAGGGCAGGATGGACCTTCTGCCCTGGTATGGCATCATGGAGGTCAGTAAGCACTGTGAGGAAGGTGCCTTGAAGTACGGTGAGCACAATGTGGATAAGGGTATCCCGCTGCATTCGTTGCTGGACAGTGCTTCTCGGCATTTGGCCAAGTACATGATCGGCATGGACGACGAGGACCACCTGCGAGCTGCCTGCTGGAACCTGCTGTGGGCTCTTAACCAGCGCGTGACCCATCCTGAGTTGGATGATAGGTTTGCGGTGAAGATGAAAAGCTCGAACGATGAACCGCTTATCACAGTTGTCTGTAGTTCCTGTGGTATGCATTTTGAAGCGCCGACCGAGTGGTGGGTCCGCAAAAGATCACAGTATACCAATATTCCAGACGGAGTAATGACGACTTGCCCTCATTGTGGGAATGTAACAATCGTTCGGGAGGTAAAATCTGATGAGTGACTGTAGGCTAGAAATTGTTCGCTGTCGGAAATGCGGATGCGCTTTGACAAATGAAGCCGAACATATTTTGCCGAATGTGAATTTCAGGGTCTGTATTATGACCTGTACACTGTCTTTGATTTGCCCCGATTGCGGGGAAGTGGAGATTCTCGAAATGGAGGACTACTTATAATGAGCGACTGGAAACGCGAAGTGGACTATGCAACCTACTGCCCGAAGTGCAAGAGCTTCAAGGTGCTGGAGACGGACGAGCCCTGCAACGAGTGCATGACGGAGTGTGCGCGGGAGGGGACTGCTAAGCCTGTGAAGTTTGAGGAAGCAAAGGTGAAAATTAAATGAGAAATATGTCTAAGAAGACACGAAAACTTATTGATCGAAAGGTCGCCCATAAGTATTTCTGGTTCGATTATTTGGAGGGAAGCATATTCTATCACTCAAACCATGTTTGGCCTGCACGTTTGTGGATTGGTGATGCAGTTGACCATAATGACGATACTCAGTGTTGGATGTATGTGCCAGCTCATAAAGAATATGTGCAGGCAATTCTGATTGTGAAAAAGGGCGCGCCACTTTCTCCTAAAGTTTCCGAATGGATTAACCGTCGCCGAAAAGAATTTGGATGCAAAAAAGGAGGACTTCGTAAAAATTATGTTGCGCAAAATCGTTGATTTCGTCAAGAAGATATTCTGGGCAGAGCCGTGAAGAAATCTGCGGCTCTTTATTTTTACAAGAAGGGAATAAGAAATATGCTTCAGAAAATTATCGCGTTCGTTATCAATTTCCTGACGCTCAGCTCGCCCTGCGGTTGGATGATGGATATTCTCAAGGATACCCGCAAGTATAAATTCTATAACCCTCTGCGGGAGCTGGAAATCGCTGAGAATCACTTCAACTTCTGTGAGCAGGAGTATATGTCGGCGGCTATTTTCGAGCTGTGCGTGGCTGAAAGTAGGGTTAAAACATTGATGGGAGGCGCACTTCTGTGACGTATTATCATCAGATTTATCGTTGCCGCAAATGTGGGAATGAGTTCTGCCCGGTGACGGTACATACCGAGACTGTCATGTATATTGAGCTGAACAATTTTCTGAACAGGGTCAATGGCGAACTCGAGTGGGATCACAAAGAGATGCCTTTAGCACCGAGGCTGTATAGGGCGCATACATGCCCGAACGGTGACATTGGAGTTGGGGACTTCATCGGGTACCAGAAGGAGGAGCAATGAGTATGTATGAAAAGATCGGCAAGTTTATTGGCGGCGTTCTGGCGGTTACTATCACGGCCTGCGCGTGGCTGATAATCATTGCGTTTACCCTGAAATGCCTGTGGTTTATTATCTTCAGGTTCTTGGGGTGAGGTGAATGATGGATAGTGATATTCGTTGGATAGCCGACCTGGTAGATGCAGGAAAAATCACAGTTGACCAGGCAAGAGAGATAATAAACGCCGAAACGATTGATATTTTATATGCAAATAATGAGCCGTGCATCATTCTGATTCGCAATGCCGGCGAACCAACGAAGGAGATCGGGCTATATTCTGAGGATTCCGAAACTCATAAGCTGGAAATGGTAAAAGTCAACGCTACGCTGCAAGATGTAGTTGAACAATGCATTCGCAATGAAATCAGCTACCAAGATGCTCAGCTATGGTGTTTGGCGAATAATATTTCATTTCGCAAATTTGACCGATGGCTGTACTATACACTGCGGGGTAAAGAAAGAGATATTCCGTCAGAGCCTGTGTATTGGCTGCACCGACTCGCTTTATTTTTTAAGCGGTGTTTTGATTGGTTGCTCAATTTGATTCTGGAGGTTTTTACATGAATGAGTCATTTGGAACTTGTACTCAGTTAGCTAGAAGGTGCGCTGTTTGTCCTAAAGTCTCTACCTGTGATCATAAAAGAATGGAGCATCTTGGATATATTATTCCAATCCCAGATCTTAATGTCAGTATTGTTGTCACAAGAGCCAATGGAAAGAGCCTCGGTCAGCTCGAAATGGTTGATTCACTGATGAAAAGGAGATTTAATTATGAAAATCATTGAACCAAAATACGAAATCCTCACTGATATTTCTGATGGCGGCATCAAAGAGCTTCAGCAGATCGAGCGTGTGGCGCGGGTCTGCTACAAGAGCGAGGATAAGATCACGCCGGAGGGTGAGTCGGCAAAGAAACTGGTGGGCTTTCTGGTGAAGCAGGGGCATGAGGCTATGCTGGAGCATTCGCAGCTGTCCGTGCTGTTTACCTGTGACCGGGCCATTGCCAATGAGCTGGTGCGGCACCGCATCGCGAGCTTTGCACAGGAGAGCACCCGGTACTGCAATTATGCAGGAGAGAAGTTTGGCGGGGAACTGAGCTTTATTCGGCCGTTTTATATTCCTAACGAGCCTAATGAAAATGCAATCAACGCAGCTTCTTCGACAGAAGAATTTATAAAGCTCGAAACGGACTATCAAATCCACCATGCGTGGTACTGGGCTTGTGATGATGCTGAAAAAAGCTACAAAACTCTCATCGCCAATGGTCTCCGTCCTGAACAGGCCCGTTGTGTGCTGCCGTTGTGCCTGAAGACCGAGATCGTGGTGACTGCCAACTACCGTGAGTGGCGCAATATCTTCAAGCTGCGTACTCCTGTGGCGGCTCATCCTCAGATGCGTGAGCTGATGTGCCCGCTGCTGAAAGAGCTTCAGAGCAAGATCCCGGTGGTGTTCGATGATATTTACACGTTCTGGCCGGCGGATGACCAGACGCGGAAGGGGAGTATGGTGAAGTGATGCGAATTGTGCTGCTCGTAAGCATTATTTTACAAGCTATCGCAATCGGAATGTCTTTTGCTGAGAACATCGGCAAAGAAAAACAGAGAATCATCAAATATGCAGGATGGTTCTTGCTTTTGATTTACATGATATTTGGTTGAGGTAATTAACTAATGAAAAATCGTATTATTTGTTTTGCTGTATCGCTGATGATGCTTGTTGGCTGCCTCGGGTTATGCAGTTGTGGAAACTATAGGGTGTTTGGTACGACATTTACCTATTCCTGGGCACAGATTAAGTTGCCAGATGGAACTATTGTTCAGGGCAAAGTGGACAACTGGACTGACTACGAAGGCGATCAGCTGCAAATCACGATTGACGGTACCACATATCTGGTTCATGCAGCAAATGCTATTATGAAAACCTGAGTGGGAAAGGATGTGGTGATAAGAAATGCAGCAAAGAACATATAATTTTCTTGTGAAGATGCGGATTCCGATGGTGGGCGATGCGGTCGAGATGATGGGTGATGCGGTCGAGATGACTATTGATTCGCTCGATTCACATCGGTCTGCCCCGATGATTGATATTTGCACTGCCATTGCAGAGAAGTATCACACGAACGTAAAAAGTGTCACTGCTCGCCTTGTGAGGACTGTGAATGCAATGGAATATCGGAGCGGTGTGTATCCTAATCCTGAAATGGAAGAGCTCCGTATTGCGTTCAGACTTGATAAATGGACGCTTAAACGATTCCTGTATGCTGCAGCGAGGAGGCTTATGGGCCAATGAAAAACCGTTATATTTGCTTTGCGATGCATTTGGCTGTGTAGCTGTATCCCGAACTAACAAGCAAGAGGCGCGGATTTTTCTACGTCTCTTATTTTTATTCGAGGAGGTGGTACTTTTGCTTGACGACTCGACTCCTACATGATATTCTTGTACTAGTATAAGGAGGTGCTTTTATGGCACGAACAGTGAAATGTCCTAGTTGTGGCGCTGAGCTTACGGTGAAAGAAGGCAATCGAGACTTCATGTTCTGCGAATATTGCGGGACGAAAGTGCGGCTTGATGACTATCAGGAGACGCACAGGTTTGTGGATGAAGCAAAAGTCAAGCGGGTTGAAGCTTTCAAAGACTTAGCGATGAAGAAGATGGAAATGGATGAACAAAAGCGTAAAGACGAAAAAGATAATGAAGCAGAACGCAGAAAAATGGAGCCTGTATATTTGAGCTTACTCATAGCGCTTCCTATAATCTTTTTTATTCTCGCTAAATTATTTGGCGCTGAATAACATAGAAAGGTCTCGATATAAAATTCGGGGCCTTTTCTTTTTTATCTGGCAGTAGACTCTGCCAATTTCTATTTGCCGCTTTTTGTTAATTTTGTGATAATAATTGAAAAAGCATCAATTTTCTGGCCAAAAACCCATTTTGTGGCCAAAAATTTTAGAAAAACGGCCACATATTTTGACGTAGATACGTTATAAATATGCGCTGTGGCCAAAAACCCACTTTTTTCTTTAAGTTAATTAAAAAATGAAAAAAATAATATATATAATAGAACAGAAAAAATGGTCTTTTGGCCACAGCTTGTTTTTCATGCATTGCCCCCATATCCCCTGTCGATATTAACCTTGTAAAATAACGTCGGATAGTGTATTATAAAAAGCAGCACATTAGTGGCTGACTTCTTATGAGTATGAGGTAAAGCGTATGGAATACATCGAGGAACTTGCTAAAAATTGGAAACAGTATGGTTACTCATTTGATGCGAGAGAAATTCTTCCGAACGGTGATGAAGCATGGGTGTATTCAACCCTGGAGTTAGGACTACCAGTTCTTTGGTTGAAACATCCAGATGGAAGTTTCGAACATTATGTCATACATACGGATGGATATGACAAACCAACTGGCGAGCATTGGTGTTTTTGGTGCCATTGTCAAATGGAGCGATACGAAAATATTTGGAAAGTTCCTATCTGGCGATGCCCAAAGTGTGAAGAAGAGCACTACGAAGAAGACGTGGATTTATGTAGTGCTCCGACCGAAGAAGCAAGTTATGCCGATGATGAACTCGAACCTGAAGAAGAATGGCTCGATACATACTATAGAGAAAATCCCTATATACCTCACGACGAATACGATTTTGACGGGTTTTAATTTAATAGTCTTTTAATATTGCCTCTGCGCGAAAAACGCAGAGGCTTTTCTTTTGCCCTTTTTCACAAAAATTAACACTTTTTCACAAAAATTACCGCGAAAAAAACAGCCTCTTTTATGAGGAGAATAGAACGTGTCTTAAACATACTATTCTTTTTATTTTTGGAGGTTGACATGCTCGAAAACAAATTTAAGACCGGATTGGTGAAAGAACTGAAAAAGCGCTTTCCCGGTTGTACGGTGGTTCATTTGGACCCGAACGAAGTTCAGGGACATCCTGACCTTTTAGTTTTGTATGGTCCTACTTGGGCTGCGCTTGAGGGAAAGAAGTCGGCAAATGCTCCTCATCGCCCTAATCAGGACTACTATGTCCAGAAGATGAACGAAATGAGCTTTGCCGCTTTTATTTATCCGGAAAACAAGGAGGAGATACTTGATGCAATGGAACGATCATTCGAGGCTCACGGGGCAACATGCATTTCTGGGAGCAAGTAAGTATCACTGGCTCAACTATGACCGAGATCGCTTGGTTGATGCCTACCTGAGTAATCAGGCAAAAGAGCGAGGCACGAGACTCCATGCATTTGCAGCAGAATGCATCGAGCTTAAGCAAAAGCTTCCCAAGAGCAAGAAAACGCTGAATGCCTATGTCAATGATGCCATCGGCTTCCGCATGACACCTGAAGTTGTGCTTTATTACAGCCCGAATTGTTTCGGGACAGCGGACGCTATCATGTTCGACGATGGCGTCCTTCGCATTCATGATCTGAAGACTGGAACCGTTCCTGCTCATATGGAGCAGCTTTATATTTACGATGCCTTGTTCTGTTTGGAATACGGTATCGATCCTGTAACTATTCGGTTCGAAAATCGAATTTATCAGAGCGATGATATTTGGGTGGAAAATCCCGAAGCAGAAGATATTCTTCCGATCATTGCAAAGATCAAGGAATTCGATAAAATCATCAACGAAGTAAAGCTGGGAGCTGCAGCATGAATCCTATCGAAAAAGATATTCGCTCTTATTATGGAGTTGAATCACAGAACGGGGTGCTTGAACACTACGGCACCAAAAAACATTCTGGTCGGTATCCATGGGGTTCTGGGGAGAATCCTTATCAGCATTCGGGAGATTTTCTTTCACGAATTGAACTTTTGAAAAATAAAGGACTTTCAGAAAAAGATATTCTGAACTCTATCAACGATACACTCCCGAAGGAATATCAGATGAGTCTTTCGGAGTTTCGTGTTGCTAAAAGCAAAGCTATAAATTTGCGCAAAACGTCAGAATATGAGCAAATTAAAGACCTTAGAGATAATAAAGGCCTTGGGTGGACAGACATCGCAAAACAGCTCAACATGAGTGAGTCAAGCGTCCGGTCTAAATACTCTGGTAATATCGACAAAAAAGCAAAACGTGCAGAGAGTATCGCCGAAACTTTGAAAAAAGAAGTAGAGAAAAAGGGCATGGTTGACATTTCTGAAGGTGCGAACCAAGTGCTTGGAATATCTGAAACCGAGCTTATCGATGCCGCATACACACTTGAAGCAGAATATGGTTTCAAACGGTATGGTGTTGGCATTCGCCAGCCGACTAACATTCGTCAACAGACAAACATTACTGTTTTGGCCAAGCCTGAGTTTGACCAGAAATATGCCTACCAGCACCAAGACCAGATTGATTCGCTGGGTGATTACCATTCTGATGATGGTGGCGAAACTTTTCAGAAGCTTCAACGTCCATCAAGTTTGGATTCAAGCCGTGTGGCAATTATGTATGGCGATGAAGGTGGTCTGGCAAAAGATGGCGTCATTGAGATTCGCCGTGGTGTCCCGGATCTTGATCTTGGCAAAAGCCATTATGCACAGGTGCGTATTCTTGTCGATGGCGACCACTATCTGAAAGGCATGGCTGTTTATTCCGACGATCTTCCGGATGGCGTTGATGTTAGGTTCAACACCAATAAACCTTCCGGCACCCCCAAGATGAAAGTTCTGAAAGAAGCGAAAGCTGATCCAGACAATCCTTTTGGTGCAGCCATCAAAGCAAATGGTCAGAGCATGTACATCGGAGCTGATGGAAAGGAGCACCTGTCTCCTATCAATAAACTGAAAGAAGAAGGCGACTGGGATACAATGTCCCGAAATGTCTCTTCTCAATTTCTTTCCAAGCAGCCCAAGAAGTTGATTGAGAATCAGCTGAAACTGACTGTCGCGGACTATAAAGCACAGTATGATGAAATCATGCAGTACAACAACCCGACGATTAAGAAGAAACTGCTCACTGACTTCGCTGATACATGCGAAGGTACATCGATGACCCTCAAAGCATCTGCTTTTCCCGGACAGTCTACGAAAGTCATCCTTCCGATCAATCAGATCAAAGAGACGGAAGCATACTGCCCGACATATGAAAATGGCACGAAGCTTGCATTGATACGCTTTCCGCATGCAGGCACTTTTGAGATTCCTATTGTCACAGTCAACAATAAGAATGTTCACGGCAAGCGGAATCTTGGAGCAATTCAGGATGCAATCGGCATCAACGCAAAGGTGGCAGAACGCCTTTCGGGCGCTGACTTTGATGGCGATACCGTCATGGTGATTCCTATTACGGACAAAGTCAGCATTAAGTCTACTCCTGCACTGAAGGATTTGAAAGATTTCGATCCTAAAACTGAATACGCAGTACCACCAGGTAATCCTAATCACGTCCGTCTCATGAAAAAAGAGGAGAAGCAACGTGAAATGGGCGTCATTTCTAATTTGATTACGGATATGACTCTTCGTGGCGCGGATGAGAAAGAACTGGCTCGTGCTGTTAAGCATTCAATGGTCGTTATTGATGCAGAAAAGCATGGCCTCGACTACAAGCGCTCTGAAAGGGAAAATGGTATCGCAGAACTTAAGCAGAAGTGGCAGATTCGTGTTGATGAGGAAGGAAATGTCAAGTACGGTGGAGCATCCACACTTCTGTCTCGTCGTAAGCAAACGATACGAGTTCCTGAACGTCGTGGAAGTGTTCATGTTGACAAAGATACTGGTGAACTAGTTTATAAAGAGAGCGGACGTACCTTTATCGATCCCAAAACCGGAAAGGAACGCATGGCCGAAGACACGGTCAGCTTGATTTCTGAAACCAAAGACGCAAGAACACTGTCCTCTGGCACCATTCAGGAAAACCTCTACGCCGATTTCTCGAACCAGCTTAAGGCCATGGCCAGACAGGCTCGTAAAGAGGCTGAGAATATGCCCGGTTTGAAGTACAGTCCGGCAGCAGCGAAGCAATATGCATCCGAAGTTAGGTCTTTGAACGATAAGTATAACACCATGCTCATGAATAAGCCAAAAGAACGCAAGGCAATGCTCATTGCTAATGCAAGTATTAAAGCCAAAATTCAAGAACAAGGTCTTAATCCTGCAATCGATAAGAAAGAAATTAGAAAAATCTCTTCTGTCGAGATGCAGCGCGCACGCGATTCTGTTGGTGCAAGCGGCCGCAAATCTAAGGTCGTTTTTACAGATAAAGAATGGGAAGCGATTCAAGCAGGAGCGATTTCTGATAGCAAACTCATGAAGATTCTTAATTCTTCTGATTCTGACGAAATTGTGAAGCGCGCAATGCCGAAAGCGACGACTGTTATGAGTTCTGCAAAAATGTCGAAAGCCAAAGCAATGCTTCGCAGTGGTTATACGTATGAGGAGATTGCAAAAGCTTGCGGTGTGCCGGAGTCAACGGTCTACAGTGCATTGAACAAGTGATTTTACATGAAAGGAGCACGGATATATGGTTCGTTGCTTTCTTACCACTTTTGATAACCCGTATTCTCCTTACGAGCAGTTCGAAGAATGGTATCAATATGATACGGATCATGGCTATAACTCATCTGGTCTTCTCATGAGGCTTGCCGAGACGTCTTCTCAGTTCACAGACAATGAGAATGCCTATGAAATCGAGAAGGCTATCGACAGAATTGTAGCTGCTGATCCGCAAAACATCTACGAGAAGCTCAAGATCGAAGTAAAAGACGAAGACACACTGGATAAAAGTGCTTAAGCATAGGGGAGGGGTCTCAAAAATGACACCCCCTCTCAAATCGCGCCGGTCTTTGATATTTCCCCGGAGGGAAAATTGATATTTGGGCTTTAAGATGAAATTGCCGAGGCCACGGGGAGTAGACCGCAGCTTCGGCAGTTTTTGCAAGGGCTTATGGGAGAAACGCCTCCTATGAAATTCGGGTTCATGATGTTCAACCTCCATTGACATTTTTCTTCTCCTTTCAGATGCCATGACAAGCCACGCCCATGAGCCCTTGCAAAAGCGAAATAAAACCATAAGAAAAGAGGAAAAGTTATGAAGCCGAAAAGAAGCGCTCCGGGAGAGACGGCTGCGGCTTCGGCCCGGCCTGCCTCCAGCCCGGAAGCACAGGAACAGTACATGATAAATCTGGCCATGACTCTGGTGGAAAGACGGCTTCGGGAAGGAACGGCCTCTAGTGCAGAGACCACTCATTTTCTGAAGCTGGCCACCATGAAGTCAGACCTTGAGAAGAAGAAGCTGGAGGAAGAGAACAAGCTTCTGCGGGCAAAGACCGAGACGCTTGAGGCTGCCAAGGACTCCAAGGAGATGTACGACAAGGTGCTGAAAGCTATGGCAAAATACAACGGCGTTGGAGAGGATGACGAGTATGACTTTAATTGAATTGGCGTTTGCTATGTGCTGGCTTGTAGTAATCGTTTTTGCCTCGATGTTCTTTGCACAGTGGGTAGAGAAACACACGCAGAGTTATGCAATGGAACTCTTTGCGCAGTTCGGGATTCCTGCGCTGTTATGGTGTGGAATGCTGCTTTTGTATGCGGCATTGCAGCAGAAGGGTCTGCTGAGGTGAGTAGAATGACTACGATCGCGGTAAACGTACGACTCTTTTTGGCAATACTGTGTTCTTTGGCCCTTATCTGTACGTTTTTGCTGATCGCGACAGACACAACGGATGAGAAGCGTGATTTCGTGCACTATGTAATGTATATTCTTGTGTTTTTACTTGAGATCGGAATGGAAGTGACGATCATGCTCTTTGTTGGGGGGAGTATGAAAAGCTATACGGAATTATGCACTCTGCCGACCTACGAGGAGCGGCTGGAGTATTTACAGCTGCATGGGGAAGTTGGGAGAGACACCTTTGGGTTTGACCGATGGCTGAACCAGGATTTTTACCAATCGAGAGAGTGGCGGCAGTTCCGGGACAGGATCATTGCGAGAGACATGGGGTGTGATCTGGGGTGCCCGGACCATCCCATTACGGATTGGGTGCTGCGGGATGGCAGACCGGTGAGACCGCGCATCAGCATCCACCATTTGAATCCGATCACGAAAGAAGATGTGATCCGGCACAGCGAAAAGCTGCTGGACCCGGAAAATGCCATCTGCGTTTCGGCTGCGACACACAAGGCTATCCATTACGGCACCGGGGACGGGCCGAAGATACCGGATGGCAATAGAACAGCAGGGGATACCTGCCCTTGGAGGAAATAGGATGAACTGGACGACAGCTTGGCTTACCATGAAGCAGGGACACAAAGTGAAACGGCGGGGCTGGAAGGACGCCTACTGGCATATTTCCGGCACGGAGCTTCTGATCCACAAGGAAAACGGCGAAGAGGTCAACTTCCGTAAGGTCAAAGACATTGGCATGATGCTGAACGTGACCTGCTGCGACGACTGGGAACAGGTTATGGAGGGATAAGATGTACGCGATAAAAAAGTTTGATGAAGGGGAAGCGGAATACAGTGTCCTTCTGCGGCGGAAGCTGGAAGAGGCAGAGGCGATGCTTCTGAAGCTGAACCCGAGCCGGGAAAGAAGCCTTGCACTGACGAAGCTGGACGAGGCATTGCTATGGGCGAACGCCGCGATCGCGGCTGCCGGCGTCAGCACGGACCGAGAGAGCAGCGCAGCATCGGAAGCGGCCGAACAGTCGTGGGCGATGATGTCTGCCCCGGTCATGAAAAAAGAAATCGCCATCGATATTCCGAAAGAGATTCGTCTGGGAGAGCCCATTTGCGATATATCCACGATGATCTGCAATTCGATGAACAACAAGACTCAAGCGATTGGCTCCAAACGATGATGGGCCGCCCTGCCGGGCAACGAAAACAGAGGAGAAATCAAAATGGAACAGAGAGATTTTATGACCCGCGCAAAGCAGCTGGTGGTGGACTACTTCAACAGTCATGTGGACGTGACCGACGGCAAGAAGCTGACGATGGAGGATGTGTTCATCGTATGGTTCTCGAAGACTTTGCAGAACTGGAAGGCGCTTGTGAGCACCACTGTATCCGACGGCATGTACTATGAGATCACCCACAATGGCGACAAGAAGGAGACCTACCTTGACGTGTATAAGAAGTGGGAGAACCAGTGCATTGCGGACGGGGACACTGCACGTTAACGGAGGAGTGGCATGGACAGCATCCTGACAAGCGTAAAAAAGCTGCTGGGGATCGCCGAGGAATGCGAGGACTTTGATGC